TGAAGGTGAGCGGGGTGCCGATGCAAGCCTCAGTGTTACAGGGGTTGAAGCCGTGGCAGTTTGAACAGGTGTGTACCTGGGTCGAGGAGAATGAGCGAGAGTTGGAGCGGGAAGAGGCCTAGGTGGAAATTCGCATTGGCTATAACGAGGTGATGCTGGATAGTCAAGGACAGCCCATGGAATGGGAATGGGCGACGATTCCCTTGCGGGTGTGTTATGATCCGGGACGGGATACGTTCTTTGTGTCTGACCAGTCGGCAAAGGAATGGAAGGAGCGGTTTCATGCTCGGCATGGTGGATGAAATCCTGGAGGTAGAGCAGGAGGTATCCTGCGAACGGGTCTGGAATACGGTGCACCGGTTTCCTCCGGTGTCGGTGTTGGAGGGGTCCACCAGAGGAGGTGGCCCTGGCGGCGAAACGGCAACTGAATGTGAACCGTGATGCAGGGGCCCTGGCAGCGAATGTGATGAGTGCCTGTCGGGAGCCGAACCGGTAAAGGAGAGGTCATGAAACGTGTTCTGCCATGTGTGGTGTTCGGGGTGCTCTTGACGGGGTGTCACGTCCTGCCGGTGGAGTATGAATCCGGAGCCAATTGGGCGCTCACCGAAAACCCCTTGAGTGATAAATGCGTGTGTGCCCAGGCTGAAGACGGCGAAATCAGCGTGGGAGGCCTCGCCTCATTCATCAGTGACGTGAGTATTCAGGGGAAGAAGATTAAATATATGAGTGTCGGCACAATGTGTGAGAAGGAGATGGCCGACCTGAAAGTCATGTGCAATGTCTACACTGAAAGCCCTGCCCAGCCGTAACGTGCAACGGCAAGACGCCTTGATGCAGACGCACGCCGCCATTCAGGAAGAGCAGGCCACGAGGGTCAAGCTGTGTCCCTGTCCCACCTGCGGGGCGTCCTCGACCCACGATCAGGCGTCCCACCATTGGGCGATGGAGTGTGCCTCCTAAATGGCCGTGGCCTCCCCCAAAACCCGTCTCCAATATACCCGTCGTCTCACGGAGCAGGAACGGGCGCGGCGGGATGCCCACTGGTTTATTTTCGGATCCGGCCTGTATATGCGGGCCACCCTTGATACGCTCCTGGTCTCAGGAAGACTGGTGGAGGTCAAGGACGCGATCTGGGCGGAACGGGCGGGCTTGTCGCAGGAGTGGCTGGAGGCCTGTGCGAATTCCGGCCTCTGCTTTATTGAAAAATCCCGTCAGGTCATGGTGTCGTGGCTGGTCTGTGCCTATTTGCTGTGGCGGGCCAAATATCGTGACCATCAACTCATTCTCGTCCAGTCGAAAAAAGAGGACGATGCGGCGGCATTGGTCTTTGTGAAAGAGCCACACTTTGGCCGGATGAGTTTCATGGAAACGCACCTGCCGAAACACCTGCAAACCGTCCTGTTCCCTCGGGGAGGCTCCTACTGCCGGTTGTTCTTCCCCAACAGTTCACAAATCTGGGGCATTCCCGAAGGCGGGGACATTATCCGCTCACAAACCCCCTCGGTCGTCTTTTCAGATGAAGCGGCCTTTCAACCGGAATTCGGCAATGCCTATACGGCGGCGCTGCCCTGTATTAAAGGCGGAGGCCAGTTTATTGCGGCCAGTAGCGCCAATCCAGGGGCCTTTGCCGACATTGTGGAGGCGTCGCGATGAAGCCCGTGCGCTGTCTGTTCGGCTGGCATTGGGTCACGGGGTATGAGGAAGAAACGTTCGATGTGGATCAGGGGTATGCGTTTTATCTGCGTGAGGCGTGGTGCCCGTGGTGTCGGACACGCAATGAACGGCTGTCCACGATACGAATGCGTCCGATGACCAATCAGGAAATACTGTTGTGGAAGGCTCGGGCCATTCTGGCCAGGGACATCGTGTCCGACGATGAAGACGCACCATGAAGCGGTCCCCAGCATCAAGGCGGCGTCTGCGACACAACGGGAGAGGGATGGATGCACGGGCTCACCCCGCGACTGACCAGTGATCATATTCCGGTGCTGCGCCTGCATTACTCCTCCGACCCTGACAAGCAGCCGGGCACGGAATTGGGAGAGCAATGGCGGGCGCAACAGGCGCAAGGCTACCCCGGTGGCCTGCAAGGACCACGCTGGCAGAAGGAAATGGAAATTCAGTACGGAGCGATGGGGGGCACCAAATGTTTTCCGGAATGGGAACAATGGATCAGCGGGGCGAAGATTGTCATTCCTCACTTTGAGCCGCATGGCTATAAACTCTATGGCTCGTTTGACCATGGCTGGCGCAATCCGGCCTGCTATCTCGTGGCGGGGATTGATTACGACGGGAATATCGTCATGTTTTGGGAAGCCTATGGCTCGTTTATTCCCTATGATCAAATGGCGAAGGTGATTCATGGTCAGCCCGGACGCACCCGAGACAGCCACACCATTCCCGGCAATCCTCATCACGGCAAAGAAATTTTTAAACTGGCCGATCCCTCCATCTGGGCCGAAGACCGGCCCATGGCCGATGAAACCATGAAGTCCATTGCCCATTTGTATTCGAAACAACTCCCGAACGAGGAGCGGGTGTACTTCACCCCGGCAGAACGGGGAGGCGATACGACCGTGGTCGAATGGTTGACCTCGCATTTCTGGGCCGATCCGCAGGCCCCCTCCCTCCGGATTACCACGGCCTGTCCCAATTTGATTAAAGAACTGGGCAAATTGCAGTTTAAAGACGTGTCAGCCAATAAATTTTTAACGAAAGATGCCCCGGAACAGTTGGTGGATAAAGACAACCATGCGTGGGACGCCATGAAGCAGTTTCTCTTGCGTTTTCCGCCGAAACGTGCTAGGCCCAAGCCAGAAGAGAAGCCCTGCTCCTTTGCCTGGTGGCAAAAACAGGTCAAGGCTGCGAAAACCGGGGACATCATCAAAACCTATAAGCGGGAAATGGTGGGATAAATGGCCACTGTACGATTTGGAACCAAAAACGCGACGGAAGATGCGAGGAGAAAGGCTGAAACGTTTGTCCCGGCTTTCGGGGTATCCATTGTGCCAAAATCATTGGCAAAGCAAATTGGCACGAAGATGGCTGGAAATCTGTTTAAGGGGAAAGCGGGAGCAGAGGCGAACAAAGCGATTTCTCGGAATGTGTCCCAAGTCCTACCGAAGACGCCCCAGGGGTCTGGGCGGATGCTCGGGCAAATTGATAACGAGATGATTCGTGTGAGCAATAAGCGCTTTCAACAGCATCTTGGTCAATCATCTCTCTCACGCAAACCACCGAAATTCCGGAAACTTCGCGAACAAATTCAGATTGGACGATCACGCTAATGCCCAAAAACCCGTTTCTGGACCTCGTGAAGCGTCCGTTCAAAAAATCAGCCTCCGGTGAGGCCAATTCTGAGCGTGATGCGCTGAAAACATGGACGACTCGCATTACCCGAGCCCGCACCCTGCGTGAAAACTGGGAAAAAGAGTACGATGTGGCTGAGTTGGAGCGATTTATCCTCGGCAAGCACTTTTCGGAAGGCACCAAGGGCACCAGCGTCTATAATCACTTCCGGGCGACCATTCGGACGATTATGCCCTCCCTGGCCCTGGAAAATCCCAAGTTTTTCGTCCGGCCCAAGCCCGGACTCAGCCCACCGACCAACGAATTGAAGGCCTCGCAAGGCGAAAGTATCTTAGAAGCCATTGCGACCCAGGAACAGCACCTCACCAAGCAAACCCGCCTCGCCCTGCTTCAGGCCTTTGTCCGGATCGGGGTCTTGAAAGTCGTCTATGACCCAAAACTCGTCCCCAATCCCCGTGCCGGGGAACCCATCATGCAACAGGACAGTGAAGGAAACCCGATTTTGGACCCGCAAACCCTTCAGCCGCAGCCGATCATCAATATGCAAGGGGAACCCATCAAAGAGCCAAAATTCATCATCAACGACGAAATTTACCGATGGGAATGGGTGGATGGGCGCAGTATGCTATTTCCCGATGCCGGACCGGATGCGTCGAAGTGGCCGTGGATTGGCGAGGAAGTGGTCGTGCCACTGGAAGACGCGCAAGACGATGACCGGTTCAACAAAGACGCACGGGAACGCCTGAAACCCAATATTTCCCGCGAAGTCTCCAAGCGGGGCAAGGGGCCTTCCACGCTGCCGCAGGATCGGGATGAAGTCGATCCGATGATGATGTATGTCGAACTCTATGACATGAAAACACGCAAGCATGTGGTCATTGCCGAAGGGCAGGATGAGGATATTGGCTTGCTGTTGGAAGAGGACTTACCGGAAGGCATTGAAGATCATCCGTATTCCGTGTTGACCTTTCAACCCATTCTCGGACCGGACCCGTCGCCCTGGCCCTATCCGGAAACGCATGACTGGAAAGACATTCAAACCGATTACAATCTGATGCGAAAGATGCAGGTGGAAGGGTCGCGCCGGGCCACACGCAAATTTGGCTATGAGGAAGGGACCTTTGCCGATGAAGACGCGGCCATCCGCGCTCTGCAATCGCCTGTGGATATGGAAGCCTTCAAGGTGACCGATCTCAATAAAATGCCCAAGGCCATGGACAACCCCTCGGTCACGGCAGACTCCTGGCGCAACGTGGGCCTCCTTCAGACGGACTGGCAGATTATTACCGGCCAGACCGGAGCGAGACTTTCGGATCCCGATGCGAATAGTGCCACCGAGGCCATTTTCAGTGAACGGGCGTCCAATTTACGGGATGCCGACATGCAAAGCCTTGTCAATCAATGGCTGTCTGACTCGGGCCGGAAGATGCTGCAATTGGTCCAAAAAACGTTGGCCCTTCGAATCTGGGTCCGGTTGGTATCGGTGGCGGATCAGGATTTGAACAGTTACCTCCAGCGCGTCTTTGGTATCGTGCCGGAAGATCAAGCCGCGTTTCCGGGCCTGCGTGAAGCGATTAAAGAACGTATCGGGAACATGAAGTGGCAGTCGTTGAGTCGAGAGGATCTGGAGTTTGCCGCAGATGTGACCGTCGTGCCGGGCTCCACGAAGCCACGCAATCTGGACCAGGAACGTCGGCAATGGCTGGAGTTTTTGACGATCATTGGCCAGGCTCCACAATTGGCGCTGTCCCGCGAGCTCCTGCGTGAAACGGCCAGTAAATTCGAGCATATCAACGAACGGATGATTGATGAGTTAGTGGCTTTGGCCGAACGGATGAACCAAATTCAAATGCAGAAAGCCGGACGCAACCAGGGCGGGGAGAATGCGGCTGGCAACGGGACCACCCCAAGTAGTGTCCAGCAACTTGCTCAATCTATTGCACAGGGGTGACAGAAGAAGATTGGGAGAATGTCAAGGATGCCCTTGCTCGCGCTCCAGTGTTTGAATCATCATCAGTCTGAACAATACATTCACACGTTGCAGGATAAAGGGTGTCGGACCCTGCTCTGTGAATGCGGCGAAACGTTCGCGCCTGTCCTGTCGGTGGGCACCGGCCTGTGTTGGTTAGAAGAGGGGCGACCCATGACCATGTATAACATGGGTGATCAGCCAGTCACGGTCCGGAGTCATGCCGAACATCGGGAACAAATGAAAAAACATCAAGTGGCCCTGGCTGGGACCAAAGTCGGGCAGAAAGGGTGCTGGATATGAGTCATAAACTGGCGAAAGCCTTTGGGTCGATGCAAGAGCCCGATCGAGTTATGGAAACGACACGGAAGGCACACCGTATCGGCCAATCCTTCCTGCGTTATTACCGGCCGATCGTGGAATGGCAGGCCAATGAAGAGTTGGTGGACATTGAGCCTCCCATACGGTTGACATGCGTGGGCCTCACGGAAGTAGGGTATCTGCTCATTGCGCCGGATACCGACAAGGGGGCCTTTCCCAATTTAGGCTTTCTGTCGTTTGAGAATGAAGCGAAACTGGCCGATCACATAGCCTGGGAGGAGTCCCATGGGCATACCACAATGGAATAATCTCGGATGCGGTGAGCAGGAAGGGGGCTGCCCCATCGTCAAGAAACTGCTCCTTCAATGGCATCCAACCGGGGGCGTGGCGGAAAAACCGGCAGGCTATTTCTGCACGAAATGCTTGCGTGACATTCAAACAGAGGAGTTCATTACCAAGATGCAGCTTCAGCAAAAGCAGCGGGAAATGGACGAAATTAAGGAGTCGATGGCGACCATAGGAGGTCCCCATGCCAGTACCGGCGGGAACCAAGTTTCGCGTGACCACCACCAAGACGGGTCAAAAAATACGGCTGGCCATTCGGAACGGGAAGGTCATTGAAGCGAAAAAGCTCGGCACTCCCAAGCCCTCTCTTCGCCAACAGGTGACCGGACGCTAATGGAAATCCGTTGCCCTAATTGCAATCACTTACTTTGTCGTGGTATCGTCATCGGTGATATTAAGTGTCACTCATGTCGCGGGATCACGACATTCGAGGCACATCCAGCCCAATTTCAAGCTCACCAATCAGCCCATGTCGCGGCCTTGACGTGTTCAGAGGTGGCACATGGATCCCAACGATCTCTCCGAAACGGCCTACCCTGACGACGCGGCTGGTCAAGGCTCCGGCTTTGATACCGGCGGTCAGGGTGATGGCGCGATCGAGACCGGCCAGGAAACTCAGCCGGACCAAACCCAGAGTTTCATCAACCCCGCAGACCTGCCTGAAGAACTCAAACCGCATTGGTCCAAGATGCACGGGGCCTTTACGAAGAAGATGCAGGAGGTCAAGGACATCCGCCAGGCGTATGACCAGATCAATCAGTTCTGGCAGGATGATTCGTATGCCCAACAGGTGTTGCGGCAACGCTTTCCTCACCTAGGAAATCAGCCGAATGGTGACAACGGGCCACGCTCGTCCGCGTCATCGGGCCAGGAATCCTCGGGTGGTGCGGCAGGAGTCCCACAGGACTTCGTGGACAGTCTCAAAAGCAGTGTCTCTCCGGATCTTCAGTTCGTGGTCAATGAGTTGGCCCCAGGGTTGTGGAAGAGCCTCCAAGGGCAGATTTCCACGGCTGTCGGGGGCATCCAGGAGCGGCTTGATCAGCAAACGAGCGAGCAGCAACAGGAGAAGTTTACCCAACTCGAAGCCCAATTAGATCAAAAATTTCCGGGGTGGCAACAACATGAATCGGATATGACCAACCTCTTGGCGTTTCTCCAATCCAACAAAATCGAAGACCGGCGGTGGGGCAATAAGTTGGAACTGTTGCTCAACCTGGTCTCAGGCAACGGCCAGTCCGTCAGTCAAGCCGTGGATCGGATCAATCAGGCGGGGAAAAATCGTATCCCCACCAGTTCGCATGGATCCCGGAAACCCGTCAATACTTCGGAGCGTATTTTGAAGGCCAGAAACTCACGGGAAGCGACGGAATTGGCTATGGAGGAGGCGGAGAAAACATTGGCCAAGGACGGGATTAAATTGTGGTAAGGAGACAACTATGATGTACCGCATTCTGTTTGGATTGAGTGCGATTGGTCTCTCAGTCTATCTGGGGGATTGGTCCCTCTTGTTTATGGCATTCGGTGTCGTGCCCTCCAGCCTGACCGATGAGTATGGGGCATTGCTCACGACCACGGCCAGGAACATGGAGCCGCGCCTGCGTGACAATATCACCAAAGGCAACTTTGTCGTGGCGTGGTTGGATATGCGTGGACAATGGCGTGAAGAAGACGGCGGGGAGCGCGTGAAGGTCCCCCTGATGCATGCCCAAAACACCACGGCGGATATTTATTCGGGGTATGGCTTACTCGATACCACCCCCCAAGACGGCATCACGGCGGCATTCTATGATTGGGCGCAATTGTCGGTGTCGATCACCATCAGCCGGAAGGAAGAGCGGCAGAACAGTGGACGTCATGCGGCCATTAGCCTGCTTAATTCCAAAATCATGCAGGCGGAAGCCAGCCTCAAGGAATTGCTCAATAATTGTATCGTGGCCGGTCGGATTACGGCCAGTTCGAATCTCGGGCAGTTCTTGCGACGGCGTGGCACCATTGATACCTCGGCGAATGGGCCGTTGCCCATTCCAGCGATTGTCGATGCGAATGCCTCGCGGTCGGTGAGTATTGGGAACATCAATGGCAACACCCATAGCTTCTGGCGGAATCAAGCCACCTCCAGCACGGCAACCACGTTTGCCGGGCTGAAACAGGAAATGAACGCGATGTATAACGACTGTTCGAAAGGCGTCGGGGGCCCTCCTGATTTGGCGGTGTGCGACCAGACGGCCTGGGAAACCTACTTTAACAGCCTGCAAAGCCAGGAACGCTATTTTGTGACCGAGGAGCGAACCTTAGATGTACTCGGCGGGGCAGGCAAAGAAGGGCTCAAATTCCGCAAAGCCGTCTTGGTCTGGGACGAGGTCGTCCCCGATGTGGAGACCAATGCTGAAGTGGTGGATGGTGTGGGGAGTGTGACCACTTCCAATATCACCTTCATTAACAGCATGAGTCTGGAATACATTGTGGATCGGGAAACCAATTTCGTGACCACGCCGATGGTGCGACCGGAAAACCAGGATGCCCGGACCGGGCAGATTCTTTGGATGGGGGCCATCGGGACCAACAACCGTCGGAAAAATGGCGTGTTGTACGGCATTTCCCAATCCATTACCAGCTAATTGATGTTCCATAGGGAACACGAATAAAGGAGTGTACACATGTTATTCCAACGAGTGAACCGAACCGACCCGGAACGGGTGTTTGTGGTCGTCAAGAACAGCTATTCAACCGCCTCCCTCTCGGCCAATCAATGGTGTGGGTGGGATGTGGTGACGGATGAAGATGGTGTGTCCGTGACAAAAATTAGCGGGCTCATCCGCAACGCCGTGGCTGGCGTGGCTGTTGAAACCATTGCCCATAACGATTATGGGCTGATTCAGGTGTGGGGCTACCGGAATGGAGCCAGAATGTCTGGTGGGTCAGGCTTGGACTCATCAAAGATTACAGAGGGTTCCTTCTTGTACGTCAAGACCTCTGGATTTGCGGCATACGCCAAACCATTTTTGGCAAGTGCGGCAACCATTCCGATGTTTGAAGTTGATAAGATTGCCGTGGCGATGTCGCCGGCTAATACAGCGGCCAAGGCGACGAGTGCCACAACCTGGGTGGGTCAATGTTTCTTGAAGTGTCTCTAACATGAAGCCGAGACCGTCAACATGGCAAGAGAAGCGCCGCTGGTGGGAAACCCACTGGCGGCGTTGCCAGGACATTTTTGTTCCTGATGGCCCACAAGGAGCCCCACGATATTTTCGATGCGCACAAGCGGCCTGCAATCGACTTGTCACCTACGGCATGATTCATCAGGGCGGCTGTAGTTGCGGGTCGCGCAAGGTGATGGGCTGTCGCAACCTGACATTGAGTGAGGCCTGTCTTCTGAAATTAGGATGGTTTCCGCTTGCAGAATGGGAGGTTCGTGACATCCGACCGATTGGATCAACGCTTTGCCTTGCCGTTCGCCCAATGCTATTTCGGCTATTCGGATGAGACGTTGGCCCAGGTGGCCGGACGACGTGGCAAGGAGCAATTCAACAACGTCCAGCCTATGAACGATGGATCTCGGACCATGCCATTGTCCGGTATCGCCATCATGTGGACTGGCTGGAAAAACCTCAATCCGTATTAAGGAGACTGTATGCCGTTTCCAAAGCTCTGGCCCAAGCCTCGCCCGCATCCTGAGGCAGAGACAAAGAACCTGAAAGTACTCATTGGCATTGCTGGATTTCATGGCGTGGTCCCGGAAGCGCAAGAGGATTTTTTTCAGATGGCGTATCGCATTGGGAAAGATCTGACTCATGTGGACCTCTATCTCAAAATCATCGTCAAGCGGGAACAATTCCGGGCTCGCAATAATCTGGTTGATTTGGCCGTCATCAACAACATGGACTATTTGCTCATGCTGGACGATGACATGATTATTCCGCCGAATTTACTCAGTCGCCTCATGGCACACGAAAAGGATGTCTGTGGGGCACTCTACTATCAACGCGGGGGCTCCTATCATCCTGTGTTGATGAAGCGAAAAACCGGCAAGGACGGGCTCGATGGCATTGATTTTCTCAATGCGCACGATCCCATTATTCAGAATCCCGGCCTGCATCGCTTGAAGGATGGCGTGCTGGGCGGTGGCTGTATGCTCATCCATCGACGGGTGTTGGAAAAATTGCCGCAACCGGCGTTTTGGGTGGATGGGATTGTCGGAACCGATGTCCATTTCTGCCAGCAAGTGCAGGCCGAAGGGTTTGAGGTGTGGGTGGATACGTCTCTCGAATTAGGGCACGTCGGGGGAGCCGTCATTATTACCTCACGGACGATTCCCCAAAGTTCGAAGGCCTTAGGGAGATTGAATGAGCAACTGGTGGAAGACCTGCAAAAGTATTATGTCGTGGATTCCATGGAATTAGAGAGCATGATGTCCAAGGCCTCGTCGAAAGAGGCGAGAAAGGACCATTGGATTTCAAAACCTCGTGATACATGGGAAGCCGTCAGGGAATATTATGAGGATGACGACCAATGGCCGATCTTGAATCTGGCGCGGTTTAATGTGTGCTACGATGAAGCGCGGGCCTGGAGCATCAATGAATTGCCGAAGCTGCTTAAACCGGGTGATCGGGTCATTGATTACGGGTGTGGGATTGGATATACGTCTCTTGCCTTGGCGCAGCAAGGGTTTGTCGTGGATGCGCTCGACTTAGACAAAAGCCAAACGCTGAAATTTCTGCGTTGGCGGGTCCAGCGGCATCACCTGACAGAGAACGTGCAGCTTCATGGATTTGAAGATCCTGTACCACAGGATATGGGTGTGCAGGCCCAAGCGGTGCTGATGATTAGCGTCATTGACCATTCCTGGGACCCCTATGGAGCCATTGCGTGGGCGTATCGCCATCTGGAGCCAGGAGGGTATTTGGTCTGCGATACCTGGCGTACCATTCCGAATGAAGATGAGCCTCAGCATCTGGTCAAGTTTGACACGCACAAATTCCTCTCCTATATGCGTTCGCAGGGATGGCGAGAATTGCCAGACAATCCCTTCCTCTTTCAAAAGGAGTAAACCATGGGCTATGCCTCAGAAAATCTATTTCGTACCCTCATTCTCCAACGTGGGAAAAAATCCGGTCGTGAGGTGTACGTTGTGCATCCGATGATGCGGGTGAGAACGGATGTGGGAGAGAGTTACATGGAGCCGGTTCCCTATGAATTCTTTGTACAGGGTTCGAAGGATCGGTACTTCTTTGATGAAATTGAAGTGATTGATCCGCCAGGGGATACGCGGGATGACACGGCCGGGGAAGTGCATTTGAATAAATTTGCCGCCGATTATGCGGTGAGGCGTACCTAAATGGCCATTAAGTCCCACGACCTGATTGTCAATGTCGGGCCGATTGTCTTGGAGGTGCAGGGGGATGCGTTCATTGAAGGGTGCCGCATTCACTCCATCGTTTGGGAAGGGTCGACATCAGCCGGGGATACGATTGAATTGCGCCATCGTGACGTGAATACGCTGCTCTGGCGCGGGCGGGCCACCGATACCAATACCTATCTCGGGATTACCTTTGGCTCCCCCGGCCATCATTGTCCGTTCGGGTTTTATCTGAATGTGGTGGATAATGGCACGGTCTCTGTCTATCTCACAGAGGATTAACCTGGCCTGGCAGGTACTCGCCTATGGCGTGTTACCTGAACCGAAGCTGCCTCCCATGCCTACACCCATTATGAATGGGGTCACCCCACCACACAGGCCGGTTCGGCCTGCCGTCCACTTCACCAAAAACTTTCGACAAGTCAAGAGGGCATCATGATCATTGTGTTTGTTTGCTTTTTCTTCCTGCCATTGTCAGCGCATGCGATTGAATTTACAGGTACAGGATTGACAGGAACTCTTGAATATACAGAGCCTACGGAGAACGCTGATACTGATGGAACGCCATTAGAGGACCTGGATCGGACGGAGTATCGGACGGGCAATGATGTGGATGGCATGGGCGAGTGGGTGGTAGTTCCGGCTACTTCACCAAATGGGGGAGGGTTGGTGTCGATTCCTGATGTGACGATTCCCCTACCGGCTGGAGAGGTGGAAACATTGGGAAGAGTTCATGCGAGAGCGTGTGATGACGCCGGACAGACGGGAGCGAATTCAGAAGATAATTGTTCAGAGATGGCTGAAACGACAGTGGAGATTGATACATTGCCTCCGAAGGTGGTGCAGTAATGGCGACGCCAACAACGAGTACAGCAAATGTTCTTCGTGAAGCACGTAAACTGCTCAGTCCCCTTGGTCAATTTCAAACCCCGTTTCGCCGTACTGTCGCGGTTGATCGGGTCGTTGTGTCATAATTTAGTCTTTGTGCTCGCGTAGGAAGAAAGAAGGAATTACATAGTGCCACGTATCTACGAAGCGCTCTGGGTTGCTGAACACTGGGACCCGACAGTGAAGAACTCAAAAGGGCAAGAAGTCGGGGGATGGATCTATGATGGGGAATATGTGCATCCGATCTCCGAATCACAGTATCCAGAACCAACGACGACCGTTAAATCTCCCAGGGGAGATGATGTGGTGATTACAAATCATAAAGAACCACTCATTAACACACCAACCCGACGAACACGTCTTCCAAAACTTCCTCCTCGTGCTGAGAGATGGCGATTGATTGCTCAGGCTGGAGGAACGGGCGTTGATGGGAGACTGGAAATGACGACAGGCAAAAACATTCCACGCACACGAGATACCCAATAAATGTCACTCGGCAACAATGTCCAAACCGCATCGGGAACGAGTATCGATACCATTACACTGAGTTCGTATACTGTTCCTGTCGGCTCAAACAAAATCCTGTTTGCTCAATCCGGCAATGAAATTAATGCCACCCAGACCGGGAATACGACTGGTGTGACGTTCGACGGCACAAATAATTTTAGCGAGCAGGTTTCCCACAATAGACCAGACCAGGCTAGAGGAGAAGTCTGGACGTGGAATGCCGGTGGGAGTACGGATACCGGCGATATTGTATGGACGCTCGCGGCGGAAGCCGAGCGGTTGCGCGTCTGTGCGCATACCGGGATAGATCTGGCGCAACAGAATGCTGAGGCGACCGAGGTCCATGATGATGTCACCGAAAACCCGATCCAGACCACCGTGACCACGATAACCGATAATGCGGAAATTGTAGATTCGTACGGGGATAATAATGGGAACACGATTTCGGTGTCCGAAGGGGCCTCCGGCCAGACTGAAATGGCCCAGATCGATTTGAGCGGGATGGGCGGGTTTTCCGAAATGACCGGCGGCACCGCCGGCGCTCATACCCTGGGCTGGAACTCGGATGGCAATCAACAGGTGCACGTGGTGGCTGCGTTTGAAGTGGCGGCGGCAGGCGGTGGGACGCTAGATGTGGACCTTAGCGATGCGGTGACGGTGACGGAAAATATCACGGTTCTCCTCCCGGTTTTACTGCCTAGTGTCTCAGATACGATTACGATTGCTGAAGCCATTATCGTGAGAGCCCACCTCAATGCCGTCGTGAACGATGAAGTGACGGTGGCTGAGGATGTGACCGTTCGAGCGCATTTAAATATGAATGTGTCGGAGAGTGTGAGTGTCGATGAAGATGTCACCGTGCTCTTGCCGGCCCTCACACCTTCGGTATTTGATGCGATTTCCGTTGCAGAAGATGTCACAGTGGTGTTGGTCGATAAGCTGCATGAGATTGATGTGGCGGATACGGTTTCTGTCAGTGAAAGCGTGACGGTCCTGTTGCCTCTTTTATTGCCGAATGTGAACGATGAAGTTTCGGTCGCTGAAGAAGTCACGGTCCGGGCACATGTGAATTTGGATGTCTCGGAATCTGTCACCGTCGAGGAATCGACTTCCGTCCTGTTGCCCTTTCTGGGGATTGAGGTGGAAGAGACCGTAACCGTGAGTGAGGGCGTCACCGTTGAATTTGCGGTGGATGTCCGGGAATTAGACCTTGCGGATACAGTTAGTGTCAGTGAAGGCGTGTCAGTGGTTTTGGTGACGGGTGGAACCTTCCGGCGGAATCTCTTGACGATGGGGGTGGGAGCATGAAGCAACGATCCGTGAAGCATGTCGATGTTGGCATTATGGATGGGAAAATCGGTCTGCGGTTTTACTACGAGAATGATGATCCTCAAGTCTTTTCGTTTGATGAAAAGACCTGGAGTGCGATTGTAGCGCATGGCAATAAAATTCAGCGAGACCTTGAATATATTCGTCAGCAAACAGAACCGGGTGACAGCATCAACGTGCAGGATTCATGTCAGGTGAAATTGCGAGGAGGAGAGTAATCATGGGACGAAAACGGTCACGACCATCCGATCACATCAACATTCGCGGATTTTTCCGTGTGCAGATTACCGAGGACGGGCAGGTGAAAGGTGATACCGGGTGGAGACCCAATCAAGTGGTCAATCTGGGATTCAGTCATTATTTGGTCGATTTGTTAGGCCAGGGAGCCAACTCCAAACAAATCAGTCGGGTGGTGTTAGGCAATGGAACGGAACCGGGGGCCACTGATACCTCTATTGAGTCTGAACACAACACCGCCACCTATACGAGAACCACGGTCTCCTTCTCCAATGAATCGTCCAAAACGTCGAGGTTTACCGCCACCTTTGCCAGTTCTGATAGCCACATTACGGCAGCGAGTTCCATTCGGAATGTGGGGATTATCAACAATACGACGAGCGCGGGCACCATTATGGCCGGAAATACGTTTACCCAAAGTGCATGGAATACCAACCAGGATATTAATGTGACCTATGAAATCCGATTTAGCTAAGAAAAGCCAGTTGTGGTTGGATGTGGGATGCGGAGGGAACAAGCAACCCCATTGCATTGGCATGGACAAACGGAAACTGGATGGCGTGGATTACGTCCATGATTGCGAACGCATTCCATGGCCCTTCAAGGATGAGCAGTTTACCAATGTGATCATGTCACACCTCATGGAGCACCTGAAGCCCTGGTTGGTGATTGATATTGTCAATGAGGTCTGGCGCATTCTCAAACCGGATGGCACCTTTATGATTGCGATGCCCTATGCCGGATCGTTCGGCTTTTACCAGGACCCCACGCATGTGAAAGCCTGGAATGAGGCCACCTGTCGATACTTTGATCCCAACTTTTCGTTGTATCAGATTTATCAACCTTCACCATGGAAGATTGACATTAATACATGGCACAGCGACGGAAACCTCGAAGTCGTCCTACGAAAGCGCAGTACTGGCTAAGCCTGCTCCAGCAAGCCAATCATTTAGTCCATAAACGGATTCTGATTGGCATTCCTATGACGGGCACCATTCGGAGTGAATGGGCGATGGCGCGGTATGGACAAATTATCCCCTGCAACTGGTCTCATTCCGACTGTGTTCAGTTTCTCAATCAGTTCGCGCCGATTGGCTATGCTGTGGCAGAAGCTCGCAATATTGTCGTGCAGGCCGCATTGGATGGAGGGTTTGAGTGGCTCTTCTTTATTGACCATGACGTGATTTTGCCACCGGACACGTTCGTGAAGATAAATCAATACATGATTGATGCGAAATATCCAGTCGTCTGCGGGCTCTATTTTGCCAAGTGCAATCCCCCGGAACCCTTGATTTATCGTGGTCGCGGCAACGGACATTTTAAGAACTTTCAGTTAGGCCACCCTGTCTGGGTCGATGGCATTCCCATGGGTTGCACCCTCATTCATCGGTCCGTGCTTGAAGCGATGGCGAAAGATGCCCCCACATATATGGCGGCAGGGGAACATAAATGCAAGCAAGTCTTTGATACCCCAGAACACGTCTTTATTGACCCTGAAAAACGGTCAGTCAATACCGTGACCGGGACGGAAGATTTAGCGTGGTGCAATCGTGTTATTGCCGGAAAATATTTGCACAAGGCGGGCTGGCCGGCAGTGGCGAAAAAGAAATATCCGTTTTTGTGCGATACGAGTATTTTTTGCCGACATATTACCATGGACGGACAAGTCTATCCGATTGAAGCATGAACCAATCCGGCATTCGCACACGCATTCTTGAAAGCCTCAACGAATCGGCCTCAAGTCCGTCTTTTTGGTCGACCACGCAAGTGGATGAGTACATCAACGAAGGGATGCAGGTGTTGGCCGAGGAAGCCCATGCCATTAAACGGACGGCGCTGATTTCCTTACAACCGGGGACAACCTATTACGATACGAAGGTCGTGGGCGATGACGTGATGGCACCCTATCGACTGTGGGTCTATCCGGATGACCGGCGGTTGGATGCCGTGGGGTTTGATCAATTGAATCGCTTTCATCACCAATGGCCGACCGTCACAAACGAGCAGCCCAACGTGTGGTTTTCCATCAGTTGGCATGTGTTTGGTATTTGGCCACATCTGACCGCTGGCGAGAAAACCTTGCGTGTCGATTATTATGCGTGGCCGCGTGACCTGTTGGATGATAGCGATGAGCCGGAATTTCCCTTGCCGGACCATAACAACCTCGTGCTGTATGGTATTTATCAAGGACTGTTAAAGAGGTGGAATCTTACTGAGGCCTTGAAGGCGTTTGCCGAATTTGCCAAGGAATTTACCGATGCCTCGGCGCGGGCCGGGGTGCGACGGATTCAACGGCAACTGTTTCAACGGTCTACACAACCTGGCTTGCGTGTGGATGGTGATGTCGGCAGTTCGGTGCGGATATGACGATTGAAGCAGAACTCGATAAAGTGCAATCAGTCCTGCATGACAACGGGACGCTCTGGACGAGGGCGGAACTGTTACGGTGGTTCAATGACGGCTACCAGGAATTCGTGGCACGAGGCCAAGGGGAAACCCGCTGGCAGGTCATGGACGTGCCGGGACGGGTGGCCTACAGCATAACCTATGCGTGGGAGGATCGACATGCCAATGGGGCCACCACCTGGCGGGCGCTCCTTCCCACCATGAACCAACGCTATGACGTGAGCACCTTTTGGGAGGTGGAACATTTAGGGAATGTCACGCCATCGAAAACCCTGGATGGCTTCACCCAACTGTGGGAACGGTCGCATAGCGACGAGACGAATCGCCATTTCCGGTTTGTTTTCCCCAAGGATCATGACCGGATTAAGCAAATTCTGTTCGATGATCAGCCATTACGAGCCGTAGATACTCGAACGTTGGATGCTTCGCATGATGACTGGATGCGGGATTCCGGTGATATTTTGTTTTATACGCTTGGGTTGGGCCGACTCAAATCCATTGAATTGTATGAACTGGAAACCGAATACCGACAGGGCTATGAACTGATTGGTGATGACGGCATTCCTCGGCGTCTCTCCGGCGACCGCACCTACACAGAAGCCATCGAGGAGCCGGTCTTGGTGAGTAATACCTGGGGCTATACGAATGACGGAGAACAGGAAGCCTTGAGTTGGCATGACAGCAAACATGCCGGGAGTGCCTTGCCTTCGTTAGGACGGAAACTCACGCGGTCTCCCACGTCCACCTATCATCCGTTGCATGAATGGGAGGAGGAGCATGTAGGAGGCGAGACGAGTTTCACGACGGGCAGTACCGTCAATGCCTATTCCTGGGAAAGCCTGTTTGATGGGACGGCCTGGGAATTTCCGTTAGGCACGATTCGGCGAGTGGTCAGTGAGGATCGACAATATTGGGGGGTGAGTGAAGAATCGGAGGGCGGCGCCTTTTATGGCAAAGCGATCCAATGGCAAACCACGGTCAATGGCTTGGCCGTGCTATCGGTGGTCACGCCACGGTTTGAATTGGCTGAAGACGATACCCCGGACTTGATGCCGTCACCACTCACGAAATATCTCCGGTGGTATACGCTCGGTCGGGCGTATAGCCGGGAAGGGGAAGGGTCGGTCTCGCTGTTAGGGCAGCACTATATGGATCTGTTCGAACGGGGCGTGTTGCTCTTTAAACGGTTGAGTGATGTGGCCCGACGTGATCGGGTCCTGGTCCGGGAGTTGGATGCGGCTCCCCCTCGTCGCATCCCACGCCCGCGCCTTCCCAATGAATATCCAGCGGTTCGCTAAGGAGGACACGTATGCAAGATCATGAACAGCATCGCATTCACAAGACTATGGAGCGCTCGAAAGGCATGTCGGTCATACCCGCGAGTACCTATCGGGAAGATGTCAGCCTGTTGTTAGAGGCCTTAGAGGACAAACAACCGAAAGCCTATGCAGTCCCCAAGGACAAACAACTACCCAAGGACGTGAAGGCCCCTCGTGCCACAAGCCGAACTGCGTAGCCAATCACTGGTCCGGTTTCTGGGCGTCAATCTTCGGACGGACGGATTGAATGCCGCTGATGAGGATGTGCGTCGGGCCATCAATGCCGATCTGCATTCCGAATTAGGCTCGGCCATGCTGCGGCTGGGCCGGACGGCACAATTCTCTTCGGCCTTGAGTGACCCCATTCGACGGCTAGCGAAGTTCGATGCAGTCCGGTATCAGGTGGCCGGGACGGTGGTCTATCGGGATGAAACGACAATTATTCAAGGGCTGTCCACCGATCATAAAACCACCATTGCCTCATTCCGGCCTCTGCTTGATAGCACGACCTGGACGTTTTTTGCCGATGGGAACAAGATGCAAAAGGATGATGGCACGAATGTTCGAACGTGGGGCGTGGACGCCCCGAGCAGTAAGCCCACGGTACAAGAAATTTCGAGTGGCAATCTGACGGGGGACTATTCGGCCCGGTATACCTATGTGCGGAAAACGAGTGATGAGAAGATTGCCTATGAATCGGCACCTTCCCCGTTATCAAATACCCTGACGTTATCCAGTCAGAATCTCAGTGTGACCGTGATTCAATCAGCCGATCCACAAATCAATCGGATTCGACTCTATCGCACGGTTTCGGGGGGAAGCGAGTATCTGTTCGACCATGAAGTCAATAACGTCTCGCAGACCGAAACCCTGCAAAAGCCAGATACAGAATTGGGAGCACAGGTGACAATTGATGCAGGGAAGCCCCCGAACGCCTATGGCATTCAGGAGCATCAGGGACATATTTTTTTTGTGGGTGACGCCGACAATCCGCATTACCTCTGGTTTAGTTCTCGGTTTTTGCCGGAAAATGTGCCCTCTGGCAATTTCATTGAATTGGGTGATCCAACCGATCCCTTACAAATGATGGGGACCTTCTCGGGGCAATTGGGCGTGTTATCGCAAAAGACCAAATACATTATTACTGGCAATACGGCATCCGGGTTTGCGCCACGGGAAGCCGTGAGTAAGCGAGGCACCGTGTCAGCCATGGCGGTGGTGGGGACTGAATTAGGGATCCTGTTTCCGGCTCGGGATGGATTATTCCTGACACGCCTCTTTGAGCCTGACCAGGAATTGAGCCAGTCCATTCAACCGCTGTTTTTTGGCGAAACCGTGAATGAATTCAGTCCGATTAATTTTGATGTGGCCAATACCATGTCCATGGCACTCTTTAAAAACCGTGTCTATTTTGCGTATCCGTCTGGATCCAACACCACGCCGGACATGCTGGCCGTCTTTAGCCGTGATACGAAGCGGTGGTACTTTTATGAAATGAACGTGCGCAGCCTGTATGTGGAGGACAGTGACAAGGTTCTGTCGGCGGGATTGACGGATGGCATCAGCTATGAACTGGAGTCTGGCAGTTCGGATGGCGGGTCCGATATTGAGTATGAAGTCGAGACGGTGGATCGGGCCGGACAGGCTGTAGAGGACCGGAAACGCCGGAAACTGTTTTTCTATATTCGTCCGGATATTGACACGAAAAGCGAAGATGTGACGGTGGCGGTGCTGATTGATGGGACCAGTCAGGTGAGCGCCACCGTCAATGGCACACGAACACGCCCGATTATTAAGTTGCCGGAGAAAAGCAGTGGGTTTCAGTGGCGTGTCAAAGTCACATATACCGGCACCAAGCGGATTACCTTCTATGGGGTGGATATGTATTACCTCCCTTTGCAGGTGGTCTAATGGCAGAACGGCAAACGGAAGGCCCGGTTGAGGTTTTAAGCAATGATGTGGAATCGCTCAATCGAGCCTATGCGACACTGGTTGAACGGATTGATGAAGTGAAAGGCCTTCGTGGCGAATCACAAGTGTCGGGCAGTATGAAAGTGAAAGGGGCCTTAACGGGCGAAGACCAGGGCGCATGGACGTATAAAGATAAGGCAGGAGTCGTCATTCATGGATGGGGCAACGTCGCAAACTAACATTACCCTCGAAGGGCAACTCGTCAAGATCGTGCCGTTTATGCGTGGCTATTTCCCGAGGACGGCCATGTTTCAGTTGTGGCAGGCCATTGAGCAGGATGGCACGGCGCATCGACTGTTTTGGGAGCAACGGGAAGGCAATGAGACGATGCCGGTGTCCACAGATGGCGACTTAGTCACGTTTGTGGACCGGATGAATAAACCCGCGACCCAGCTCTTGATTGGGTATCCCAAGGATTCATTTGAAATTATGGGCATGTTTTGGTTTTCAGATATTCAGCCTGGACATCAAGCCTTTGCCAATATTTGGGTGAAGAAATCATTCTACGGGAAGGCCAGTCGGGATTTGTCGAAACTTTGTCTGGCTTATGCGTTCGAGGTCTGGGGTCTTCAACAACTCTGGGTGACGACGCCCTGGGTAGAAGCCTTGAAACTGGCTACGGATATGGGATTTGCGAAGACCGGATTGATGCCCAATTTCGTGAAAATCCAACAGATTTTGTATGATGTGCATCTACTACAATTAACGCGGGATGCGTGGGAGGCGTGGCATGGGCTTTGTCGGTGACATTTTCAGTGGTGTAACCGAAACCATTGGTTCGGCGCTGGGCATTGGAGGCGATGAGGGCGAAAAATCGGCTGGGCAACTCAGTGCACAGGCTGATGATTTATTTCAAGCTGGAGCTGCGGTCCGTCGCCCTGTCGTTGATTTACTCACCAAGTTTTCGGATAGCGGGGACCTGCCCGATATTTTTGCCAAGCATGTGGCTCGTGGCCCGACCATTCTCAGTCCGGCCATTCAAAATTTAGCCACGGGCGAAAATCAGGCGATTCAGGCCATTATCAATCGGACGCCCACCAGAGGCGGGCAACTCAATCAACAAATCGCCCAAACCATTCGCAACCGACTCTTTCAGCAACTTCTTCTCTCCACTCAACTGAAAGAATCCGAACGCCGGGACCGACTAGGATTGGCGCAATCGCTCTTTGGGCAAGCGGCCAATGTCGGGTTCGGGCCAGGTACCACGTCGGCCCCACTCCAAGGACTCGCCAATGCTGGTCAGTTGTTTGATGCCTTTCAAAACCGACAGGTGGCTATTGGTCAACGCAACTTGCAAGGACTGGGTAGTTTGGCCGGGAAGGCGTTTTCAGGAGGGTTTGGCGGGGGCTCACCCGGTATATCACCCGGTACAACCAGCGGGGCGTTTGGAGGGCCTTAATGGGTGATTTTTTCATTGCGGCTGCCGATGAAGCAGCCCGTCAACGGAACCTGGAGATTGCCGAACAGACACTCAAGTTCCAGAAAGAGGAGCAGTCTGGTGTGGCAAAGGTGCGACAGGCCAGGCTGAAGAAACTGGGGCTGGAAACGGAGGCTGCACTGGATGCTCTGGGACAAATGGCAGAAGAGCGACAATCCCAAAAACAGTTTAAAGGTCGGACGCTTGAACGGTTGAATGATCTCCGTGTGGCGAAAGGCTTGCAGGAAGTGCCCAATGAAGTGGGCATGATT